TCTTGATTCTCGACAATGCCCTTGTCAAGGAGCATTTGTTCAAGTGCGGGTAACCCGCATATTGAATCTGCTACGCAGAACGAGAATATAAACCTTAGCTGATCCTCAGCTATGGTTCTCATGGTAATACCCCTATAAGTGGTATTAGATGAGTACAGACGAACTACACGTTTAACGTGCTCGTCTGTCTGATCTGCCGAAGACAGATCAGTCAGTGCATCCTGGACCGACTCCGGTAACCGGAGAAACGAGTCTATCAGGTCGCATTGGGCCAACCAAGATGGTCTTGGGAGTGCCAGGCCTCCATAATGGGGGCCCAAATAGGTCAGGGGACTGTTCCAGTCAACTAGATTTCCAAATCTAAACCTGGCCCTTGCAAGGGCGAGGTCTTTAAGACCTTCGAGCTCTCGTGGTAACCACTGAAGCTTCCTTGCAAGATCTCGAATCTTGCCTAAGGCAACATTCTTGTCCTCTCTCACCAAGGTTACCTTGGTGGAGCGAGATAATAGGCGAACTTTAAGTCCGTCTATATGGACTGAGGTGTCGTACACTTCGTGTAGGCGCTTTCCTCCTCGGTCAAACTTAGTTTGGCCGCACTTCAACACGAGTTCCTCTGTGTAGAAGGCTCCCAACTTTGATATGTAACACATATCAAGGTTGACAACCGCGCCTAGCTTAGTTAGGTGGGTGTCTATGAGCTCGAGATAATCTCGAGGACCCATAGCTAGATGGTCGTCACCTGCGGTGACGAACGTCCTCCATGGGGGTTTAAAACTCCTATGGTTCCGCCCTACAGCTTTGCTGTAGTCACGGAAAGCTGCCTCTTCCGCCACTAGCATAGTGAGCGTTAGAGCAGCCTTTGTCCCTGGGTCACCCATGAGACAAGCCCTTCGTGTGGTACTACCATAGTACTCATACGAGGGGGACCCGTGGACTCGTTCAACGAGCCTCGGGGACGTTAGCAGCTGCGCTGCTAACGTCATATAGGGCTGCCTCATACCGATTCCATCGGTAAAGGAGTCCAAAAGTACTCTGGATACATTATGTTCCAGGTACTCTGACGCCTGACTTAGATCAGACGTCAAGAAGTACAGGTTATCAGAATGATAACTTTGGTCCAAGGCTTCGCCTCTGGCGTACTTCTTCACCCACTCGAAGAGTTGGTATGAATTGGTCAACCCGTCAGTAGCTGACGGGTGCCAAGATAGCTGAGCTTTAAGCTCATGCCCAAAGGGCGAGAGAAATTGGGTAACCCAAGACTCCCCTACGGTTATAATCCGAGTTTTAAACCCGGGTTCACCTATAGGGACCACCGCGACACGCGGTGGTTTGCCCGTCAGCCTCAGTGGATCATCCACTGAGTAGTAGGGCCTGCCTGCAAGACAGCCCGTTTGATGCCTTCTTCAATAGAATATTGAAGAAACAGGTAACCTGTAAGGTCATCAAGTCCTGAGATTTTATCTTCATGGACAAAGTCGGACAGATCTGAAAGATCTATTTCGAAGCTGTTATCTGATTCAATCAGATCCAGTTTATCAACCTGCTCCAGAGACAACTCTGGAGTTCGAAACAAAGTTTTGAACCTAGGCACTCCCTTTAAAAGAGAGTACCGCAGGGGTGGGAAGAGCGACATCTGAGA